GCGTATGCCGATAAGACGTCCAGCTCCCATCGGACGTCCCGCGATGCCTAGAAACTTGTTGACACAACTTCAACAGAACTTAAACCGTCGCGGTCTTAGACAAATCGCAAACCGAAACGCGAGGACATCAGTCGCTTAGCTCCAGTCATACTCGGTTTAGACCATAATAACCATCTAGACCAGAACCCAGCTGTTTTTAAACCAGCTTTAGACCACGTTTCACCCATACGTCCATGGCGTGCGAGATATCTCTTCATACGCGATGGATCTTTATGGATCGTATAATCAGAATAACCCGCGCCCCCAAAATCTACATGTGAACCATCTTCGAAAGTAACTCTGTATTTCTTCTCGGGATTAGGACTCTTTCTGAGCGTTACCTTCATTATTATACGCGAAGAAAATTTTGCGTTTTCTTTTCGTGTCTATACTATATGCCCACGTACGTTTGGATACTCATCACACTTTGGGTACTGTTTATTTTAGCTGGAAGCTCTATGCGCGATCCGGCCAATAAGTATGATTACCCTTCGATACCCATAGAAAAGCTCGATGTGTACACGACGCCCGTAGATATCAAGAAAGAGCGCGCGCGTCAGGAAGAGGTCAAGAAACCGAAGAAACCTGAATACACTTTCAGCCCAGATTCCTATGACCGGTTTGCCACTTTTTAATGTAGATGAATATTAACATGCAAATAGCTGTGATAGGTACGGGTCTATTGGGACTCGCTGTCTTGGGTTCTATAGCTAATACGTTTAACCCCCGTGCGGAAATGACTCGCGCTCCTTCTATGCCTTTAATAGACGGCGAGCCGACTCAGGATTCCGATTCTGATTCTGATGTCAATGAAAATATGATAATGTCGGCGATACAACATAGACGCGAATATCCTACATTAAGCCATGCACCAAGTGATTATTTTCCCGCAGAAGATATTAGCAAAGATAAAACACTGCGTATAAAATTTATAAATTTACTAGACAAACGTGTTAAATTCACAATACACCCCGTCACATGGTCGAGATGGTTTTTGAGTGCTTTTAAATGTATGATACCCACTCCCGTTGGTAGCATCGGTGTAGAAGGTGACGTAGAGAAGGAGACCGTGAAAAATAATGAAGTCCGATTAGCACCCATTTCAAAACTGAAAAGGCGTCTACCTGATATTTGTGAGTTCCCTATACCATGTAAAAAAGTCTACGTTTCGATGTATGTAGATGGGTTACCGGTATTTGTAGATCGCAAAATGAAAGCGTTCGATACGTTTATTTGTAGATCCCATACAGGAGTTCGTGCATAAAGAATAAACACACTTTGTAAATAATATGGATCAAGAAATCACCAATCTTATCAATCAGCTTCATGATCTTCGTGAAGATTGGCACATGATCGAAGACGAACACAAAATTCATTTGGAGGATATTCGACAGGTCTCCCGAGAGGCACAGGCTTTGAAGGTCATGCTCGGTCTCTCGTGGGTTATTAATGGCATCGTCGCATGGATGTTTATGGACACGTCATCGAGTGTGACAATTGAACCTACAGTACTGTTTAATCATACATAAAGAACATGTACTACATAATTATAAATGAACAAGAAGAAGGACGACAGCGGTCCCAGGCTTTCTTTCGCCGAACTTGAAAAATTCCGTGCAGAGTCCCGAAAGGCTGCAGTGATTAAAGCTCTCCAGGGAGAAAAGGTCCGATACAAGTCTTCCAGTAACCCCGAAAAGTTCAAAGCGTTTCTCGAAAACCGCCTCGAACTATGGGACTCTCTTAAATCGAACGTGGTTGAGAACGGACGATTGAAGAAAGGGTTTACGAACAGATACCATGAGAAGATGTACGAGAAGACCAAGGAGATCATACAGAATCTACCCTGTTAAGTTCGTCATCTTGATAAGACATGTCCTTACTTTTCCTTCTCTGTGTTATATTTGAAAAAGCCCCTAACCAACGACTGACAGCTCGTTTTGAAGCGATAACAGAATTTGTTTCATCGTTCACAACGATACTGAGTCCATTACACACATCTGGTTTGTTGGGTTTATCTGGAAACTGATACTGAAATGCTTCTATAGAAACCGATGGAATATCCGGCGCCTCGTCCAACAGTCGATCATATTCTTCCCTGCACTTCATCATGAACTCCACCACGGGAACCCGATGTTTCACGTCCAATGATAACTCCATATCTATATTCCTATAGAACTTCGACCATTGTACACACATGGCAGAATGTGCCTCTGATAAACTTAAAGCTTGACTGAATTTGGATATGCTCGTCAAAATTCCCGCCAAAACATTAAGGAAGGCAAAGAAATATTGGATGATCATTATACGAGTTTTCGTCTCACTACTTACTCCATCATTACCACTGGGGTTTAAAACGGCAAAACCACCCACACCCGTAATAGAAGCTATCACGATAGACGGATACGCGAGCCAGTCATTCTGTTTTTTATAAAAAAGACGAGAGTGGTTATGTAGCCAGCGATACCCCGCCCCCTTTTCGGCCCATCGAACTAATAATTTTTCTTGTTTTTCGCACCACAAACAACTTACTTGTTCATCTAATGAAGTTTTGTCAGACATGGCCTGTGCTTATGTTATGCTCAGATTATTCTGAAATTCTTGGGCAGTTGAACGCGCTAATTTATCGACGAGTTCATTCTGATAATTTCCATTATGTGCCTTTACCCAACGCCATTCTACAATTTTTATAGACTGAACCACGGTATCCAAAGTTTTCCACAATTCCTTATTTTTTACATGACTTCCGGAGGCTGTCATCCATCCGTTACGTTTCCAGTTCTTGATCCACGAAGTGATACCATTCTTCGTATAATTGCTATCCGTAAAAATACGCACTTGGTCTATACCACGCTTTTTACACTCCTGCAATCCTTTAATGATTGCAGTCATCTCCATAATATTATTTGTCGTCTCACGAGATCCACCGGTCAACCTGAAATCAGATGAAATCACACCCCACCCTCCGGGTCCAGGGTTTCCCAAGCAGCTTCCATCTGTGTATATCTCAAACATACTCTTACTTAGTGTCTATCTTTTATATTGTTAGGGATAGGAGGATATTCCGATGCCTTCTTAGGTGTTTTGCAAATCGTATCGCCACAATGGTCTCGATTTTGATACACAGAATTTATAGATGCCGACATTTCACTACAATTCTTGAGCGACCATCGACCAAGCATCGGTTTTTCTACTCTTAACAAGATATCAAAGATTTTTTTAATCATAGGTTATACGTGCGTTTTTCTTTTATACTTCAATAAGTGTGTGTTGTCCAAAATAATTGCGTTGCGCCATAAGAAAAGCCATAGATGTTTTTTGTTGGTGAATAAAATCATACTGGTTAATCGCGGCATGAACGGCCGGACAGGGAACACCCGCGGTCATGCAATGTAAAGCAAAAATGCGTGCATCTAGAATATGTTTGTCCATGATCGTATGAAGGTCGTTCCCGATAAGCGGACACTCGATGATAGTACCCCTAGACCATGCGTTTACCACATCTACTCTAGAGGCATTCCTCGTGTCCATCAAACTATATCCTTCTAGAAGCGAAGCAGCAAACGTAAATCGCAGTGTATTCATGGCGATAGAAGGTTTAAATGAAGCAGTTGCACTTTGTGTCGTACGAACAGACTTGACATATTTACTAGTGATTCGAGTGTTCACCGCAGAATTAATCACGGGTGTAGGAATTTCATATTCCAAACCAATCTGAGAGCACCAGAGTCCCGTACTGTTCATTTCAGCAACATCAGAGATCTTCTTCATATCATAGTTCTCAAGCACCTTCAACGCGGATCGCACGATGTATCCATCCATATCAGTACCGATAGCTTGTTCCAAGCTCTTTTGCATACGATCGTCATCATGATCACAATAGGCATATAGATCAGCCACAGCTTGCAGCATACCATATTCAACTCCGTTATGAACCATCTTCGTAAAATGTCCAATTCCATAGTCCTCACCCATGTAGGTATGTCTCTTAGCGATCTTAGATAGGAATGGTTTGTTCATCTCATAAGCACACCTAGTACCCCCTAGCATGAGAGCGGGTCCCTGACGAGCGCCTTCGGCTCCACCCGAAAGCCCTGTACCCAAATAGTTTACTTTGTGAGCCTTACATCTAGACCCCCGAGTTCTCGACACTCTGTAATGTTCGTTTGAACAGTCTATGATCGTATCACTGGGTTTCAAATGTTTGAGCAAAACCCTAACAGTGTCGTCGGTCGCCTGGCCATGAGGAAGAGCTGTAAAAATGACACGTGGCCACTTCATAGCATCTACCATCTCATCAATGGATTCGTGACCATATACATTTTCGGATTGTTCTTCGAGTGCAACAACTTTAGAATGTGTCTTGTTAAACACGTGCAGCTTCTCCTTCTCTTGAATGTTCAGAGCAAGATTTTTTCCGATAGAACCCAATCCGATTACGCCGATAGAACTCGTCATCGTAATCTATATTGTACGGATTTATTTAAGTTGCTTAAAACTTATCATACTATAGAAGATAGATGCGTCCTGTAATGAGTTTATCTGTACCGCGCATTTTCCGCGCACCGAATATTAAGGTGGAGAATTCGGAACAGCCTGAATACAAACCCAGGTCGTATAGTCAGTTTATCAAAGGTCTCGAGAAGAAGGAACTTCCACAGGTACTCGTGCGACCCGCGAAGAATCAAGCCGTCTTCATGGAAGAGAATGGAGATTATGGTGACGTGGCCATCGTACAATCTGAGATGTTTTGGGAGAAACTACTCGACAGTGGTGCAAATGTAAACATAGACACCACACAGCCACAGAATCTCGCTGAAAACGTGATCGTAGGGTTTTTTATCCTGTATGCCTTTGCCATGTTTCGCGCCTTTTTTGGAAACAAAGATGGTGGGGGGATGGGTATACCCAATCCCTTTCTTAAAACAGCAGACTTTGCTATGGAAGAGAATGTAGAAACGCGCTTCACTGACGTTGAAGGTATCGATTCCGCTAAGTATGAACTGGAAGAGATTGTAGACTTTCTCAAGAATCCACTGCGGTATTCGGGTAGTGGGGCTAAGATTCCTCGCGGCGCTCTTCTTTCGGGATCACCCGGAACCGGTAAAACACTTCTCGCTCGAGCTATCGCGGGTGAATCGAGCGTCCCTTTCATTCAGTGTTCGGCAGCGAGCTTTGTTGAGATGTTCGTAGGTGTAGGCGCTAAACGTGTACGGGAGCTCTTTGAACAGGCGCGAGAGAACCAACCCTGTATCGTTTTCATCGATGAGATCGATGCTGTGGGTAAGAAGCGTGCAGCTGGACCCATGCCCGGTAACGATGAACGTGAGCAGACGATCAACCAACTTCTTACTGAGATGGATGGATTTGATGAAAATGTGGGTATTGTCGTCATCGCAGCTACTAACAGGAGCGACATTCTAGATGAAGCCCTTCTTCGCCCGGGTAGGTTCGACCGTAAGATTCAAGTCGCTTTGCCTAGTGTCAGGGGTCGTAAAAAGATTCTCGGAGTTCACGCTCGAGGTAAGAAGCTCGATAAGAACGTGAGCCTTGGAAATCTCGCGAGACAAACCACGGGGTTTTCGGGTGCTGAACTCGCCAATCTGTTAAACGAGTGTGCGATTCGTGCTGTGAGAGATGGAGATGGTACTATCACCGAGGCTATCGTGGATGATGTGTATCAGAGACTGATCATAGGGGCAAAGGGTGATACGGTTTTCACCGGTCACAAGAAAGATGTTATCGCTTTCCACGAGGCGGGACACGCAATCACGGGTGCAGTCATTCCCGGTTACGATCGCGTGCGTAAAGTTTCTATCATTCCTAGGGGTGCAGCCGGTGGCGTGACCTTCTTCCAGCCTTCGGAAGAGGATGCAGAATCTGCCCTGTACACGAAGCGGTATCTCAAGAATCAAATGATCGTGGCTCTAGGTGGACGTGCAGCTGAAGAGCTCATCTTTGGACCTGATAACATCACTACGGGAGCCTCTTCTGACTACGCACA